CGGCGGTCAGGTCATCGAGGTCATCGACTGTGGGCTCGTGCCCGAGGAAGTCGCGGAATCGGTCGAGCGTGGACTCGTACATCACGACCGAGCGGTCGCTCAGATTCTTCAGCGGGGCAATCCGGTCTCGCAGCAGGTCTCGCAGTGTCATCGTCTGGCCTCCAAAAATGTGGGGGCGACAGTCTAGCGTCAGGTGAACATCCGTTCAAACTTCCGTTCACGATGAACACGACGCTGATCTACACCCCATCCGTTCACACAATCGCCCCAAAAGGGGCACTTTGGTAGTGTACAGCGTTGCGAGTGCGAGGGGCAACGCTGGTGGTTCGGTTTGACTGTTGCGGTTCCGCCACTACGATTGGGGCATGATTGCGATGGCTGTGCAGGATGATTGGGTTTCGGTCGCCAAGGCCGCTGAGATCGCGGACTGTTCCGAGCAGTTCATCCGGCGGGATTTGCTTAAGCATTTGCCGCGAGACGAGAAGGGCAAGCCCGTGTCAGACCGCACCACTGGCGGCCGCCTCGACGGCTGGCTCGTCAACGGGCGGGCCTGGAGCGTGAGCCGCGCGTCGGCTGAAGCCCTCAAGGTCAGTCTGTCCAGCCGGGCCGGCAGGCGGAAGCGGGCGACGAAGAAGCGGAAAACCCGCTAATTCCCCGTGAAACAGGGGCTCCCAGAAAATCTTTTTAAGGGGGCTTGTGCGTAGTGGCGATACTGCTACTATGTGGGTGTCAGGCGATTGGGACCTGACTAGACGCCAACGGGAGACGAAACGATGAAGACCAAGACGCTGAACCGGAAACAGATCGCTCAGCAAAACCGCCGCACTCTGAAGATTGGCAGCCGAGTCCAGATCAACTTCGCCGGCAGCTACTGGGCCAACGGGGTCTGCGGCCAAGTGATTGACATGCTGAATGATGGCCGTCTGCTTGCTGTTCGCATCAACGACCACACCTCCCCTACGGGATTCACCACGGTCGATTGCCCGCTGTCGCAAGTCCTGCCTGCTGCCTGGTAATTCGCTGACACCGCCCGCCGGCACAGGGCCGGCGGGCACACGGCCAAGGAGGGCCACGCAATGCACCGCCTTTCGAACCTCATGCCCGCACTCGTCCTGATTCGCATCGGCCAGGAACTCGGCACCGACTCGCCAGCCGCCCGCGCCGTGCACGACCTGCTCGAGCTGCTGTCCGCTGTCCCCTGGAAGATTCTTGGTGGACCGTAGTTGCAATACTGCAACCGACTACTGTACACAGATTCGACTCCCCTCATTTTGTTGGCCTGCCCCCTTGCGTGCTTGCTGCACAGATGTATCCTTCCGTCCCAACCCCAGGAGAGAACGTGATGAACGACCCCCATTCCCGTGAATACGCCGCCGCCGTCGCCTACATGGGCGATCACACCGTCTCGAGCGGCACGACCCGCTACCGAGATGGACGCCTCGTCACGACCTACGCCGTGGGCGACCGGATCTTCTTCATCGAGAAGGGCCACACGCTCGCGGGCGTAGTGGTCGAGGTGCTGACCGAGGACACCTACCACGTGCGTCGGCATGTGCCCGACCACGGCAACCTGCACTACGCGGTGACGGCCGAGCAGATCGTGCCGTTCTAGACGAACGATCCAAACTGAACCAAGCACAGGAAAGGTACACGGCATGTCATCTGCAAAACGGGATTTCGACTCGCCGCAGCGACGATTTGATGCCGCGCTCGAGGATTTGCTGAGTGCGGCGCACCGGCGAGGGATTAACGACGGCCTTGAGGTGGCGAGGAAAATCCGAGGCTGGCTGGCTCGCCAGCCAGACCGCGAATGGCAGCGGCAGGTCAGGGAGTGGGCTGATGCGGAAATCACAAGGGCCGAGCAGATCACGCCGCACTGACCGACTGACGGAAGGACCGGCGGCCAGCGGAGCTAGTCGCCGGAAGGAGAGGGGCGGAGCCCCTGCAGCAAGGACGCAACAACCACCCGCAACGCAGGACGCCGAGCGGGATTTTCACACCACGCAGGAAGGACGCGAGACATGACCACAGAAATCAGCACGCAGCGGGCCGGCGGACTGGCCCTTCAATCGTTCGATGACGCTTTCCGCTTCGCCAAGATGGTCGCGGCCAGCGAGTTCGCCCCGAAGGATTTCCGGGGCAAGCCCGAGAGTTGCATGCTGGCGATCCAGCACGGGAGCGAAGTCGGCCTGTCGCCGATGCAATCGCTCCAGAGCATCGCCGTCATCAACGGCAGGCCGACCATCTGGGGCGACGCGGCACTCGCCCTGGTTGTCGGTTCGCATGTCTGCGAGTACGTCACTGAGGGCGTGGACGGCGAAGGCGACAAGATGGTTGCCATGTGCTTTGCCAAGCGGCGAGGCTACGAAAAGGCGACCATCGTCCGATTTAGCGTCGAAGACGCCAAGAAGGCGGGGCTGTGGGGCAAGAGCGGCCCTTGGACGCAGTACCCGAAGCGAATGCTTCAACTCCGGGCGCGTGGTTTCGCCCTGCGTGACGCTTTCCCAGACGTTCTCAGGGGCCTCGTGACCGCCGAAGAGGCCCAGGACTACCCGGTGCAGGCCCCGGCTCACGAGCCCGCCCGCGAGCCCGTGGTGGTGCGTCCGAAGTTCGACGCCCCCGAGGCGGCACAGACGACGGCCGCTTCGGGTGCGATGGCGAACGTTCGCCTGCTGGTGCAAAAGACCAACAACCTCGATGTGCTTGCGTCATACCGTCAGCGAGTGCACCAGCGTCACGCTGATGGCACGTTCACCGAATCGCAGCGTGACGAACTGATCGGGCTGATCGACACGAAGTGCGAGTGGCTTGAGAGCGAGCCCGAGGACGGCGGCACGGACCTCGCCCACGAATCCGCCGAGCATGAGGTGCAGGCATGACCCACGAAGACTTCGCCGATGACGATGACCGCATGGAATCGCGTCGCAGGTGGAATGCCCTGATCGACGACGTGGACGCCGAGATCCGCGAGGAGCGTGCGCAGATGTTTGAGACGGACCTCGGCAAGGTGCTCGATACGCCGTCGCCGCTGGTGGTGGATCGTGGAGTCAACACGAGCCGCGCCGACCGCGAGGCCATACAGGCCGAGCAAGACCGATGGACGAGATGGGAACGGATGGGCAGGTGACTAACGGCGGCACGCCATTGCCGAAGCGGCTTCCATCGTGAGCCGCAGTGGTCGCCCAGGGAGTAGGTGGCGAGTAACCGCCCAGCCGCAGCCGACCTCCATCGGTAAAGCGACCGAACGCCCCACGTCACGGGGCCAATACAAGGAGGACGCAGTGTGCACGGAAGTCACGCTTAGTTGGCACGAGGCCTATATGGGCAATTGCATCGGATCGCTGCGGCAACTTTCGGCCGTTAAGGCTGGCAAGCAGGATTGCCATGGCTACACCGGCGATGGATGGAGCGAGCACATCGAAGGCGCGTGCGGCGAGATAGCCGTGGCGAAACTGTTGGGGATCTTTTGGGACGGCAGCGTGAACACATGGAAGGCAAACGATTTGCCTGGGCTCCAGGTGCGAACGCGGAGCAGGCACGACTACGACCTAATCGTGCGGCCAAGTGATGACGATCACGCGCGCTGGGTTCTGGTTACCGGGCGGTGCCCGCATTACCGCGTGCATGGCTGGATTACGGGTGCCGCCGCAAAGCGGCCCGAGTTCCTGAAGACCTACGGTTGCAGGCCGGCAGCGTACTTCGTGCCTGCGTCACAACTGAGGCAGATGGATGAGATGCAATCAACGGCGGCGTCTCGTTGACGTGCGGCCGATGTTGGTGGAAGGAAACGCGACAGCGAAGGAGCCGAGAGATGACCGAAAAGAACACGACCAATTACGAAACCTACATGACTACGATGACGGCCGCTGAGTGGGCTGGCGTGCCAGATAACCCTCGACAGCGAGACACCGTGGCACGGGCCTCAAAGGCTAAGCACCTCGATGTGCTTGAGCCGACGCACACCATGGTCAGTATCGCGGAGCTGCCTGATGGAAAGCGGTACAAGCTCGACGCGCACACCAGAGCCTACAAGTGGCAAGCCAACCCCGACATTGCCCCTAAGACCGACCTGGACGTGCGAGTCTACTTGGTCCCTGACATCTCGGAGGTTAAGCGGCTCTACACGCACTTCGACGGCAAGGCTGCTGTGGAGACGGCTGCGGACGCCGTTTTCGGCGGCATGCGTGAGGTTCGGCTGACGCCGAAGAGCGAGTTCGTCAGGCGTGCGCGGTTTGCGGCCGCGCTCACTGAGGCATACCGCTACCTGTGTGGCGACATCATCAAGGTCAGCCATTACGAGCGAGTGCGGTTTTTCCAGAAGGACATTCGGTCGCTCGATTCGTTTGTCGCTGCCACGAAGAGGATGTGCTCGCCTGCCACCTGCGTCTACCTGATGGCGCACAGGAAGCACGGCGACAGGGTCAACGAGTTCTTCCAGCGGTTCATCCGAGACGAAGGCGTCAAGGACGGCAAGCGTCGGGATTGCGTTCAGTGGTTTTCTGAACTCATGAACGACTACGTCAAGGCGGCCCGTGGCAAAGGGCCGGTCTTCACCTACTACGTCGGTCATGGGTTGCGCTGCGTCGAGATGTGGCTGAATGACAGCGCGACCGTCACCGCTCGGCTCGGGGCGGCAATCGACCCGAACAAGTACGACATCGAAGAGAAGTAATCACCTCGCCGCGTCATGGACGGCATGCACGCTCGGTCGGGTCGGGCGGCGCGGATTTCACGGAGGACCAAATGGGAACTGATTACGAACTGACGCCTACCGGCCTGGTTGTCCGCGACGGCTGGACGCCGGAACTATGGGAGGCTGCCGGCCATGAGATTGCCCGCTACCAGAAGGGGATCATGTGGCTGATCGGCGACTGGCTGAACGCTGGCGACCGTGAAGGCTACGTCGAGCGTGGCAAGCTCGACCAGGCGTGCGAGCGGTTTGGGATTGAGTATTCAACTGCGGCAAATGCGGCATGGGTCGCCGGGCGTTTTGAATGTTCTGCTCGGGCAGAACATTTGAGTTTCAAGCACCATGAAGTTGTGGCACGCCGTGACGACGCCGCCGAGTTGCTTGCGTGGGCCGAGGCCGAGGGCGCCACCGTCAAGCAACTTCGAGAGGAGAAGCAACGCCGCAGCATCGCCGCCGCTCCAACAGCAGCCGAGGCAAGCGGCACGAAGGGCGACGTTTCGTGGGAGTTCAAGGTTGGCGACTGCCGGAAACTGCCGTACCCAGACGATCACTTCGATCTCGTTTTTTGCTCGCCTCCATACGAGGCGCAGCGGTCATACGGCGAGCTCGACTTCAACCTTTCTGGCGAGGAGTGGGTGGCGTGGGCTACCGAGTGCTACATGGAATGCCTTCGGGTCTGCAAAGGACTCGTGGCCTGGGTAGTCGAGGGCTACACCGAGAACTTCGCCTACAGTTCGACGCCGTTTCTTCTGCACGCCGACCTTCACCGTCGCGGCGTCAAGATGCGGAAGGTTGTCGTTTATCAACGAAACGGCATCCCAGGCACCGGCGGTCCTGAGTGGCTGCGTAACGATTGGGAGCCGATCATTTGCGGCACGAAGAGCGGGCGTTTGCCGTGGGCTGACAACACCGCCATGGGCCGCCCGCCTAAGCAGAACGTTCCGAGGGCCGCGACCAACAGGCAAAAGGACGGGAGCCGCAAGTCTGGGATCTACATAGATCCAGAGGTATGCAACCCAGGCAACATCATCAGCGGCCTGGTCGGCAGCGGCGGAATGGGCTGGAAGGATGCCACCAAAAACGAGGCTCCTTTCCCTGAGTGGCTGGCGGAGTTCTTTGTCCGCAGCTTCTGCCCCGAAGGCGGCACGGTGCTCGATCCGTTCAGCGGGTCAGGCACAACGGTCTCGGTCGCGGTGAGGAACGGGCGTAACGGTGTCGGCATCGACGCCAGGAAAAGCCAGGTCGCTCTCGGGAAAACCAGGCTACGCGGCCTGACGGTCGCAGAAAGCAATCAGGTCATCCCTCTTCCATACATGGAAAGCGGTTGCGTGTCCGCCGAGGAGGTTGCTTATGGCCGCTGAATGGTTCCCCGTAGACGTTTCGCTCGACACCAAGCCCGAGGTCCAGGAGCTCGTTGACCTGACCGGCGAGCCGGTGGAGGTGATCGTCTTCCGGCTGCTGAAGCTCTGGGGCTGGGTGCAACTCAACACGGCGGACGGCCGATTCCGTTCGACGCCTGCCCGCCTTGGGCGCATCTGCGGCGGCGAAGCCCCCTTCTGGGAGGCGGTGGCCGCTGTCGGCTGGATCGTTTTCGACGGCGAGACTGCCCAGATTCCCAAATGGGAAGAGCGTTTCGGCGGTGCCGCCAAGCGTAGAGCCCTGAAAAACAGGCGTCAGGACAAATGGAGGCGCACTGGAGGCGCTGATGTAGACGCGTGCGAGGCGCAGGTGCGTCTACAGGCGCGTCTACCACAGGACATAACAGAACAGGACAGAACAAGAGAAGAGATACAACCGGCTGCGCCGGTAGCTACGAGCGAACCGCCGAAGCGGCGGAAACGCTCGCAGCCCGCAGGCGGCATCGTGTGGACTGCTGACGCAGGGTGGCAGGGAATCACCGACGCCGACCGGCAGGAATGGCGTCTGGCGTACCCAGCGTGCGATCTGGCGGGCGAACTGGCGAAAGCCACGTCTTGGCTCAGGGGCAACCCCGCGAAGGCTCACAAGAGCAACTGGCGGCGTTTCTTGGTGTCCTGGCTGACTCGCTCCCAGGACCGTGGCGGCACGAACCGCGAGACCGGCAGGCGACCGGATGAGAAACCGCCGCCGAAGGTCTGGCGGGACCAGTACCGCCCAGCCCCGTATCGCACGCCCAAGGAAGTCGCCGCACTTGCATCGAGTCTGAAACTCACGGAGGAGGACACATGACCACCAGCACGCCACCAACCCTGACACCCCGCCAGCAGGAAGTCTTGGACTTCATCCGCGACCGGACCAAGAGCTACGGCCCGACCATTCGCGAGATCATGGCCGAGTTCGGTTTCACGTCGCCCAACGGCGCCGTCTGCCACCTGGTCGCCCTGGAACGCAAGGGGCTCATCCGCCGGCACGCCAACCAGGTTCGCGGAATCGAGGTGACGGAATGAAACGCCGCAAGCCTTCCCCTCGCGCCGTGGCCGACGTGTGCCTGGCCTCGGCGTGGCGTGACGAGATTGACGACGAGTCGAGAATCCTGCTCGAGCAGGCCCACGACACGATCACGGAGTTGATGGCTCGCCTGGTCGCCACGTCGAAGGTGCTCGAAGTGGTCGAGGCCGAGATGGCTTCGATGCGGTTCCCGCTCTTGAACGATGAAGACCCGGGGATGGGGCTATGACACTCGAGCAATTCGCCCTGATTTCACTGGGGCACATCAGTCTTGCCTGCACGTTCGTGCTTGGCATTTTGGTTGGGGTTTCACTCACGAAGAAAGGGATTTCACATGGTCGCAACGAAGGAACGTCGCAAGAGTGGTGGCATCACATTGAGCGCCGGCGAGCTGAAGAGTGCGCTCGCGGCTGTAAGCCCGGCTGTGCCAAGCCGAGCACCAAGGCCGGTCCTGACGAACGTCCGCCTCGGTGACGGGCTCGTCACTGGCACGGACCTGGAGGTGCGGATCGACGTGGCCATCGACTACCACGGCGATGCCATGCTCCTGCCGCACTCGCGGCTGCTGGCGATCCTCAACGCCGCTGGCGGTGACGAGGTGACGCTTGAGCCGAAGGGCACGTCTTGCGTCGTGCGGTGTGGGCACGGCACGTGGACGCTTCCGGTGGAGGACGCGGCCGAGTTCCCGCTGTGGGAGCCGAAGGACGCGAAGCCGGTGACGCGGCTGCCGGCCGACCAGTTCGCCCGGGCGGTGCGTGGCGTGGTGTTCGCTGCTGACCAGGAGTCGAGCCGCTACGCCCTCGGGGCGGTGCTCGTGGACGTGAAGGACGGCGTGGTCAACCTCGTTGCCACGGACGGTCGCCGGTTGTGCTCGTGCGAGATGGAGCACGACCTGGCGGTCGATGACTCCGCGACGCTGGTGCCGAGCCGGGTGATGCAGATCCTGGCCCGCGTGGCCGGCACGGGTGACGAGGAATCGGTGCAGCTCGAGGCCACGGGCAACGAACTGCTCGCGTCCATCGGCGGCACGACCGTCACGGCCCGGCTGACCGAAGGACGGTTCCCACGGTGGCGCGACGTGATCCCTGCTGAAGGTGCCGAGCCGACCACGGTGCTGGCTACGGCGTTTCTGTCAGCCACGAAGGCGGCGGCCATCGTCACGAGTGAGCAGTCGAAGGGCGTGCAGTACACCTTCACCAAGGAAGGCATTCACCTGCACGGGCAGTCGGCCGAGGCCGGCGAGTCGAGTGTGACGTGCGAGATCGTCGAGGCCGGGCACACGTGCACGGTGAAGCTCGACCCGATCTTCGTGCGTGAGTGGCTGTCGGGCCTGCCGGCGGACGGCGAGCCGACCGTGAGCGTCCAGGCGAAGGACGGCGAGTCGGCTGTCGTGCTTCGCACGGACACGTTCACCGGCGTCATCATGCCGCTTGCTACGGAGTGACCATGGCCCAGCGTATTGACTACGACTCCATGCTGCGGCTGCGGTCTGAGGGGCTGTCGGCTTCTCAGATCGCAGCCCGGCTGGGCTGTTCGCCGGCTAGCGTCCACGCTGCTGCGAAGAAGTTCGGGCTTGAGCGGCGACCCAGCGGGCCTACGCCTCAGTTGTCAGACGCGGAGATCACGCAGCTATGGCATGACGGCGTGAGGATGCAGGACATCGCCGACAGGTGCGGCGTATCGACAACGACGATCTACGTCTACGCGAAGCGGTTGCGGTTGCCGAAGCGGCCTCGAGCGTCGCGGCCGACGATTGACCCGAGCCCGGCAGAGATCGAGCGGCTGAAGCTGGAGCTACGCGAGCGGCACCTCCAAGAGCGGATGCGTGAAGACGTGACGAACACGCAGAGCAAGGTTTCCAAGTGGCGGAACGGCATCTGCAATCCGAGAGGTGTGGCGTGAGCGATACACAAGCGCCGGTGGCGTGGGCGGTCATGCTTGCGGACAATCACCGCATCTGGGGCGTGTACGCATTGGAGGAGGAGGCGAACGCCATCAACGATGTGGTTGCCGGTGGCCATGGCGTCGCGCCGCTGTACCGCTCGCCCACGCTCACCGACGAGGAGCGGGAGGCGATTGAGACTGCCATCGGGAGAGAGTTGGACGCCGAGTGGTACGGCGGGCCTGAGCCCGGCAGAGTGGTGGCCCTTCGCGGCCTACTGGAGCGGACGAAATGAATCCTGATGCGGGCATCATGTCATGGGAGCAGGCCGACCAGATCATGCAGGATCAGCGGGCCGAGATCGCCCGCCTGCGGCTCACCGACGAGGAGCGGGAGGCGATTGAGACTGCGATGAACGCCTACGGCGAGCATAACGACGACCCAGAGTGCGAGGCGATTGAGGCAGCTCTTTGGGGGCTGCTGGAGCGAACGAAGTGATAACGCGCCAGACGCACGGTAACGGGAGGCGTGTTATTGTGGCGAATCGAACGTATCGAAAAACCAACGGAAAGCGATGGATTACGAATATGAGCGGGGAGTGGATTCCGGTGACGGAGCGGTTGCCGGAGCCAGAGACTTTTGCGATTGTCGCAACCAAGGATGGAGTGTGCGAGGCGCTGTACGGGCTTGGTGGAATTGAGTCTCCGAACGATCCTCCATACTGGTCGGTGCGCGACTACGGCGAGGTGTGGCCGACCCACTGGATGCCGCTCCCGGCCCCTCCAACGGACGGCAAGTAGCCACAGAACGCTGAAGCTGAGCGGCGGCCCCCGGCCGTCCGCTCCAGCGCCTGGTTCGCCGACGCCCGGCCGGGGCCGGAACCTTGCTTTTCCTCGGGAAATACGGTGGGTCGAAAAAAATCTTTCAGCGGGGATTGCCTTCCGTCCGACGTTAGGTATACTTAGGGCATGACGCGGCAACGAGCCGCAAGCCACAAACGGGAGACAAAGAAATGCACGCCGAACGAATCAACGCCAACCGCAAGTACCAAGCCGCCCTCCGCGTCGTGCGTGCTGCCGAAATGGGATCGGACATTGCCGCGTGGGAGGCTGCCGACGCTGCCCGAGTTGCGGCCCGCAATGCTCTGGTGGCTGCCGAGATCAAGTGGCCGACCAAGGCTGAGTCGAATCGCGAGCGTCGCGAAATCGACAGGGGCAATCGCGGAATGCGGATCAACAAATGACTCGCCTGCCATGCGTAGGCCGAGATCGCCCGCCGCAGGACGGCCAGCCTGCGGCGGGTGCAGTTTCCAGAAAGGAGCGACGAAATGGGTGCAAAGGATTGGCTTGAGCAAAACGGCATAGACCCGGATTCTGTGAGCGACACGTTGATTGGCTTGCTTGAGGCGTGCGACGATCCGAAGTGTGCCGCAATGCTGCGGCTTGGCTTGATGTTGACGGAGCCAGTCGATGGCACCGAGTGACCGCATCACCTTCCGCCTCGGCTCGCTGCTCGGGCCGCTGGCGGCATACTGCGAGAAGCACGGCACCACGCCCAGCGAAGCGATCCGCCTGGCGTTGTCGCGGCTGCTGCGAGTCGAGGCACCGGAGATGACTCCGGGCAACCCGGACATCGGCGAGCAGGCAGAAGCAGGGGCGGCGGCACGGTGGAACAAACGGAAGAGACGCAAGTAGTCGGCGAACACGCAGGATAAGCGGCGGCTCTGCCGTCCGCTTCATCCGCTGGTTCTGTGAGCGTAGAGTAACGAGTTGAAATGGAGGAAGCGATGGCGAAATACGCCGACAAAAGCCGAGAGATGAAATACCGATTGAATCTCTTGGCAGACGAGTTTCTCAAAATGAAGAAGTCGCTCGCGAAGATTGACAAGGAGATGCGTAGGCTTCGGTCTGCTGCCGGGCTCCAGGCCGACGCGATGCTGACAGCATGCGAGCGAATCGACTGGCAGAAGTTCGTGAGCCGCCTTGACGTTCGAGCGGAAACGGTCTTGCGAAACAACGGCATAGTTGATGCGGCGTCACTTGCAAGCCTGACGCGAGAGCGACTGTGCGAGTTTCGTAACTGCGGCGAGACAACGGTGCTCAGGATCACAAATGTCCTGCACGAGTTTGGCGTAGAACTGCCCGAAGAGTAGCCACAGAACGCCAGCGATCAGCGGCATCGAGCACAGGAGACTGACACATGAGCGAGGTAGATGAGATGTCCGCTGCATCGCGTGGTTCTCACGGGCAGGCGATCACAATGGTGATCGACGCGGAAATACGGGCGTTGATGCACGGTGCAGTAAGCCTCCGGCTTCACGCCGCCGAGCGAGCGCGCGGAAAACAAGAACTAACCGACGCGTCAGAGATGTCTGACCTGCTTGCGATGGCAAATGTACTAGACGCGATGCGTCGGGAGCGCGAAGCAAAAGTCATGCGGTGGAAGTCAAGATGAGAACCAGTGTTTCTACGGACCCGTATAACGCCCCTCGCAGCCGTATAACACGCCTCCTCGATGCGCCGCGCGGCCGCGAGACACGCAACGGTGCTGGATAACGTGCTGGATAATGTCGCGAACGCTGCCGGGTCTCCGTGACGCTTGACACGCTCGTCATCTTGTGAGTGCCCCGGCGGAAACCGGGCGTCACAGGAGGACGTGTGCTATGCGTTGGATTCTCGCGTGTCTCGTTTCGCTGGCGTGCTTCACGGTTGAAGCTGCTGGCCCGGTCGTGATCGTCACGGCCCAGGATCATGCCGTGTCGATTGCCCGCAGGGGCGTGCTGGTGCACTCGGCTTGCAACCAGTACGAAGGCATCGGCATGGGGGCGACGCCGGAAGCGGCGAGAAGGAACTGCTGTTTCTTCGGCAAGCGGGTGATCGTCGAGGAAGGCGTGGCCTACTCGCCGGCCCGTCGCCAGTGGTTCGCCGTCATCCGCTACCGGTGAGAAGTGGCGATCACGTTCACAGTACCTGGCGAGCCCGTCCCGCAGCCGAGGCCGCGCGTCTCGACTCGGGGCGGGTTCGCGCGGGCGTATGTGCCAGCGAAGCATCCGGTGCACGCGTACCGGGATGCGATTGTCAAGTCGTGCCGCGAGGCGCTTGGGTCTTCTGGCTCGCAGGATTGGCTGGGCGAGCCTGGCCGTCCGCTGAGTATCGTCATCGACGCCGTATTTGAGCGTCCACGGTCGCACATGCGAAAGAGTGGCGTAAAGCCCGACGCACCGAAGCTGCCTAGACCCGACGTAGACAACATCGCCAAGGCGTGCATGGATGCGTTGCAGGACATCATCGGCGATGACACGTGCGTCGCCCGCCTGGTGGTCGAGAAGAGCTACGGCACGGAGGCACGGACTACCGTGCGAATCGGATGAGCAACGCCAGCCTGTACCACTACCTCGCAGAGCATTGCCAGTGGAACCGAGTGTTTCGCTACTTGGAGATCGGCACGCGTGACGGCGACTCGCTGCGGGTCGTGCTTGAGAACGCCCAGCCGCATCTACGGGAGGTCTGGGTCGCCGACCTCTGGGGCAGCGACTACGGCGGCACCGGACGCGGCAGCCACGCTCACATCGACCAGATGCTCGATGACTTCAACTTCGAAGGCCGCCGTGCGTTCCTCGACGGTAACAGCCGAGACACGATTCCGGCCCTGATGCCAGAGAAGGCCGAGGCGTTCGACCTCGTGCTCGTGGATGGCGACCACTCATACGAAGGCGGCATGGCCGACCTCGTGAACACGTGGCCGCTCGTGAAGCCCGGCGGCTGCGTCGTGTTCCATGACATCTCGCATCCGGCGCACCCTGACCTGATGCGGTGTTTCGATGCGTTCGTGAAGTTGCACCGGATGCCGCACACGATCATCACAGACGATTACGGCCTGGGAGTCGCGTGGAAGAAATGACACTCGACGAGATCCGCTCGCGTCTCGCGGAGATCGAGCGGGACAACGAGAGTGACAAGGAGGTTCGAATGGTTGCGGGGATTCTGTCGCGGTTCAACCCGGAGTCTGTGAGGCTTGATCGTCCTGTCCCGACGCCAGACACCGTGCTGCCAGTAGACCGGGAGTTCGCTGCGCAATACGTGGACGTGACTGCCGAGGGGCTGCGGATTGCGGGCACTTCCAAGGTCGTGATCGTCGGCATGGCCAGGAACATCGGGGCCATCCTGCCGGTGTCGTTCGAGCGGCTCGCCC